AGATGGTTAGGCTTGTGAATAACAGCGTAAAATTATCTAAAGATGAAAACATGCGCGAATTGGCAATAGGAGCATTTTACAAATAAAAGAATCTACCGGAAACGGTGAATATCCTGTTTGCCGGATATGTAGGAAAAGATGTTGATGGTTTTGATAAATGGGTTGTAGAAGGTAAAGGCGAAGTATTTACAATGAAAGGCTCGTTCTATAACGAACAAGATTATAATGATTTTGTTAAAACCAACACAAAAATTTAAGGACGATTTCAACCTGGTTCTAAATCATTATCAGGTTGATGTCGAGGAAGCAAAGTTCGAGAAGGCCCGTGTGATGGCTAATTACCATGACGCGGCTTTGTGCTATGCTGCTATTGCGGACGAAATTAAGAGGGGGTTGATATGATTATTATTTGTGCTAAAATAGCGGAAAAGTTAAAGGAATTGAATGGAAAATATAGTCACAGTCAATAAAGATTGTAAAGAGATCGGCGTTGATCTTGTGATTGATGACGATTTTCTTTGTGATATAGTGGAGAATATATTGAACAACGGGTCGTTAGATGATAAGTTCAGTAACGTATTGTTTTATAAAGTTCAGCGTGCTGGACATAATTTACGTGTGAGTGTGGTGACAAATGGCGCTAACATCTAAACAAGAGAAATTCTGTCAGGGCATTGTTTCTGGTCTTAACCAGAGCGATGCTTATCGTGCGGCTTATTCTGTTGGTGAAAGTACAAAGCCAGAATGCGTAAATCAGCAAGCGTATGAGCTTATGCAAAACCTTGATATATCCTTGAGAATAGAACATCTACGTAAACCAATAGCAGAGCGGGTTGGCAGAACATTGGAGCAGCACATTGAGCGATTAATGAAGCTTGGTGAGCATGGAGAAAGTCTCGATAAGGTAGAATCTGCCATAAAAGCTGAAGAGTTAATTGGTAAAGTGTTGGGTTTTTATGTCAACAAAACAGAATTGACCGGAAAGAACGGTGAAGCGCTCAATATCAAACTAACTAAAGAAATCATTGACACAGATCAAGATAAAACTTCCTAGAGTTTTTGTACCTCTAGAAAAGCCATCGCGCTATAAAGGTATATGGGGCGGTCGCGGATCTGGCAAATCACATAATCGTGCCGAATGTCTTATTGAAGACTCGCTGGCAATACCTGGTTTACGCTCTGTTTGCATTCGAGAAGTTCAGAAAACACTGAAAGAATCCAGTAAGCGCTTGATTGAAGACAAACTACAGCAATTCGGCCTTAATGAATCTCATGGATTCAAACTATACAATGAAGTGATCAAAACGCCCGGTGATGGCATTATCACGTTTCAGGGTATGCAAGATCATAATGCGGAGTCAATCAAGTCACTAGAAGGTTTTGAACGCGCATGGGTAGAAGAAGCGCAAACATTGAGTGAGCGCTCTCTGTCATTGTTGCGGCCTACAATCAGAGCAGAAAATTCCGAGATATGGTTTACATGGAACCCTAGAAGAAAAACGGACCCGGTTGACTCAATGCTTCGTGGCGCGAATCCTCCTACTGGGTCAATAGTTATTCGCGCCAATTGGTCAGATAATCCGTTTTTCCCTGGCGTTCTTGACCAGGAGCGCAAAGACTGCTTAATGACTAACCCAGATCAATACGAACATATCTGGGAAGGTGGTTATGCAACAGTTAACCAGGGCGCGTACTTTGCTAAGCATCTGGCTGATGCTCGGAAAGATAACAGGATAGGCAGAGTTCAACCAGATCCATTAATGAAATATCATCTATTCTTTGATATTGGTGGAACTGGTGCGCGTGCTGATGCGTTTGTGATATGGGTCACTCAGATAATCGGGAAAGAGATCCGCGTACTTGATTATTATGAAGTCGTCGGTCAGCCAATCGGCGCTCATTTGGAATGGATGCGATCAAAGAATTATGAGCCTAAGAAATGTCAGTTATGGCTTCCTCATGATGGCGCAACAAATGATAAGGTTTTTGCTGTGTCATATCAATCCGCGTTTGAATCGGCTGGCTATGATGTAGAAGTTGTGCCAAACCAGGGTAAAGGCGCTGCAATGATGCGCATTGAAGCTGCTCGTAGGTGGCTGCCATCATGTTTCTTTAATGAGCCAACAACACAACCAGGTATTGAAGCGTTAGGGTCATATCACGAGAAGAAAGACGATGCGCGCAACATTGGATTGGGTCCGGATCATGATTGGTCTAGCCATGGGGCAGACGCTTTTGGGCTTATGTGCGTTGTCGTAGAAGATTTGTTCGTTAAACCAGAGCGCAAGCAGGAAAACTATTATGCTGGGGGCGGGTCATGGATGAGTTGACAAAGATATATCACAAAGATTGTGGCGGTCATGTTGGATATGTAAAGGATGTTTATGGTCTTAAAAAAGACAGGATTAACTTTTTTTTGCTAAATAAGAAGCATCCTGATTGCATGTGCGATTTGCATTTAGGTTGTGCTAAATGTGGAAGTTACATAAAGGACGAAAAAGAATTGACCTTGAATTAAATACGTGATATAAGACTCAATCAAAATAACCTAACGCTTTGGAGCGCTGGTTCTTGGACTACGAAGAAGAAAAAGACTCTGATGACGATCAAGAAAAATTCATAGCGGAAGCTCGTGAAAAATTCCTATTAGCCGTTGAAAAAGAAAAAGACAACAGAGAATTAGCTCTAGACGACATCAAGTTCGGCCTGCTTGGTGAACAATGGTCCGCTGAAGACATCGAAGCCAGACGCCGCGAAGGCAAACCAACGCTCACAATCAATAAATTCCCCGCGCATATTAGGCAAGTCGTTAATGATGCGCGCCAAAACAAACCAACAATTCGCGCTCGACCTGTAGATGATTACTCAGATCCTGAGACTGCCGAGATATTAAACGGCCTTATCCGCAACATTGAAGTTAGCAGTAATGCTGATGTTGCTTTCGATACCGCGTTAACTCATGCTGTTGCTGGCGGTTATCCTGGTTATATCCGCATCAATACCAAATACACTGATGATGAGTCTTTCGATCAGGATATCGTTATTGAGCGCGTAAACAATCAATTCTCTATCTATGGTGATCCATACGCAACCAGTGCGGACGGTTCTGACTGGAACTGCTGCTTTGTTGTCGACCGCATAACGCTTGACGAATACAAAGAACGCTTCCCAAAAGCCGAAGAAAACGATTGGATAGCTGACGACAAGTCAGACTACGAATGGATCAATGATGATGGTGTATGGATTGCAGAATACTGGAAGCGCGAGGATGTAGACAAAACAATATGTTTGCTATCCGATGGCGATGTTGTTGATGAGGAAGTTTATAACGATAATCTCGAGATGTTTGAGGCGCTCGGCATTACTAAAACAGATAGCCGGGTAGTTAAGAGCAAGAAAGTCACGCAATACATAATAAATAGTAAAGAGATTCTCGAGGAAAACGAATGGTCAGGTAGATACATCCCTATCGTGCCTTGTTACGGCGAAGAAGTAAACATAGAGAACAAGCGCATATTCAAGTCTCTTATCCGTGACTCTAAAGACTCGGCTAGGATGCTGAATTTTTGGCGGTCAACTGCTACTGAATTGGTATCTTCACAAGCAAAAGCACCGTTTATAGCTGAAGAAGATTCGTTGGTAGATCTGCAAAAGTGGGCTACTGCTAACACTAAAAATTATGCGTATCTTGAGTACAAGAAAGGACGTCCGGCCCCACAAAGACAGCCATTCGCTGGTGTACCTGCTGGCGTATTGCAGGAAGCAATTAATAGCTCTGATGATATCCGTGCAACAATGGGAATGTTCGGCGCGTCGATTGGTGAACAGGACAATGCAGTCTCAGGACGCGCGATACTTGCCAGACAGCGCGAATCAGACACTGGCACATTCCATTTTATTGATAACCAGGCTCGTGCATTGCGCCAAGTTGGTCAAATTATTGTTGATCTAATCCCGCACGTTTACACAAAAGGCCGTGTAATTCGCATACTTGGAGAAGATAAAAAGGAATCAGAGAACATCAAGTTAGGTCAGCCAAAAAGCGAAGAGGATATCAGCAATATATACGACTTTAGCGTAGGGAAATATGATGTTGTTGTTGAAGTTGGTCCAGGCTACACAACAAAACGTCAAGAAGCAGCTCAACAAATGATTGAGTTTTCCCGCGTTAATCCAGCGGCATCCAGCTTAATCAGTGATCTGATTGCGAAAAATCTTGATTGGCCTGGTGCTGATGAGATAGCCGAGAGATTCAAAGCAATGTTGCCGCCACAAGTGACTGGTGAAGATCCACAAGTACAAGCATTGCAGCAACAGTTACAGCAAGTACAGCAACAAGCTCAACAGGCCATGCAACAATTACAGCAGCAACTTGAACAAGTTAACCAGGATAAGCAAATCGATGTAGAGAAAGTCAAGATTGATGCTTACAACGCTGAAACAAACAGGCTTAAAACTGTCAGCACATCAATGACGCCTGAACAGATACAAATGATGGTTATTCAGACAATACAGAATTTGATGCAAACGCCGGACATAACTCCCGGCCAAGATCAACAGATCCAGCCAGAAATGGCACAACAAGAGGTGTTACAACAATGAGCGACGATATCGAGACGACCAGTCCAGAGCTAGAAACACTAGCTGAGGAAGTCGAGCAAGATGTATATGAAGATGATCAAGAAGTAACTGAAGATACAGAATCAGAGGACTCGGAAGAGCAACCCGAGGAGCCCGTAGACGACAGTGAAGAAATTGAGTTCAACCAGAAACAATACAAGCTTCCAAAGGATATCGCGGTCGCTGTTAAGGACATGCAAAAAGACTATACGGTCAAAACGCAATCATTAGCAGAGCAGCGAAAAACTTTTGAGTCGCAAGCTCAATTTCACCAGGCGCATATACAAGAAATCGCTGAGGTGGTCGCGCTTAATAAACAACTTGATGAGTTTAAAAAGGTTGATCTGTTCGCACTTAGCGAGCAGGACCCGGTTAAGGCTCAGCAGTTAATGTTCTATAAAAGCGGACTTGAAGAGCAAAGGAACATGCTTGCTCAATCAATCTCACAGAAACAACAGAATTTAGCTCTCGAAAAGCAGCAAGAGATTGCCAAGCGTATTGAGGAAAGCGAGTCTGTATTACGTAGAGATATCAAAGACTGGTCCCCTGAACTTGAGGGCAATTTGCAGCAATTTGCAGTGTCGAAACTAGGGTTTGATGTTGACGATGTTAAGTCGTCTAAAGCAGATCCAAGACTTTATAAATTGCTACATTTGGCCTATGTCGGTAGCCAGATAATACAGAAACAACCTGCGAAGCCAAAAATAGTACAGCAAGCTAAACCAGTTACTACCCTTAAATCTGGTGGTGATAAGTCTCTACGCAATCCAAAAGACATGTCACAAGCTGAGTACGCAAAATGGCGGCGCAAGGGTTACGCATGATTTAACGCAGTGATGCGCTGATCATTTCCACTAATGCAACAATACGCCGTGAGGCTGTAAGGAGATTTAAAGATGGCTAATACATATAAATTCATTGACATGGTAGCGCGAGAAGCGTTGACCGAGTTGCACGAACAGTGCGAACTACTGCAAACTGTTGACCGTCAGTATGATGATTCTTTCGGTAAGGGTGGCGCTAAGATTGGTGATACTTTGCGCGTTCGCAAACCTAACGAATTCAATGTTCGTACAGGTAACGCGATGAAAATCAGCCCAATCACTGAAGAAACGCAAACTATCACTATGTCGACATTGAAAGGTGTTGATATGGAGTTCAATTACACCGATAGTCTGTTGAAAACTGATTCGCCCAAAGATGTCGCAATGTTCACCAAACGATACATTCGGCCTGCAATATCGAAACTGATTTCTATCGTTGAATCTGAAGCGATCACATACTACACCAAAGCAACCGCACAAGTTGCTGGAACTGCTGGTAGTGCAATCGCTAATTTGTCAACTCCTAATCTGGCAAGGGCAAAGCTGAATCAGAAAGCCGCTCCTAAGACTGACCGCCATGTGCAGATTGACTCTGTGACCATGGCTTCATTGGTTGCCGGTGTGCCATCATACTTCAATCCTCAAGCTGACTTAAGCCGTCAATACCGTGAGGGTTTCGTTACCCGTACCGCTATGGCTGATTTCCATGAGAATGAACGCTGCTGGACACTGCCCAACGCTGCTGACGTTGCTGGTGAAATCAACAATGGCACATTGACAAGCGGTATTACTACTCTGACCGTAGACGGATTATCAGCCGCTCCTGTTGCTGGTATGGTGTTTACTGTTGGCGCTGGATCTGGTGAGACTCCAATTCTTGATGTTCATCCAGAGACTAAAGTAGCTTATGCGCACTTGAAGCAATTCACTATTGTTTCAGCGACTACGACAAGCATCACGTTCACTCCAGCAATGATCTACGACACAACTGACCCACGTCAGAATTGCTCTGGAACTCCTGCTGATGGCGCTGATATCACTTTCGTCGGTGCAGCTTCAACAAACTACGTGCAACCGATTATGTACCATAAAGAGGCTTTTCAGTTTGTTAATGCACCATTAGAAATTATGGACGATGCTGACAAATGTTCTGTTGAAACCCGTGAAGGTATGTCGCTGCGTGTTTGGCGCGGATCTGACATCAGCAATAACCGCAGGGTGTTACGTATTGATATGCTCTATGGTTTTGCAGCATTGAGACCTGAATGGGCTTGTAGACTGATAGGCGCAGCTAACTAATAAGGAGATTTAGAGATGACTATATCAACAGCAATTGACCAACTAGGATTCCGCACCAATCAAGGTGTAGCGGTTCCTGGTCAGCACAGAGAAGTAATTAGTGGTGTAGGTGCAACACGTACCTTAAAGTCAAGCGAATCAGGTGCATTATGCCTGTTTGATCGTGCGGCCGGTGTTGTTTATACGCTGCCAGCATCACCGGAGTTGGGTTGTCAGTTTGAGTTCGCTACCACTGTTACCATCACAGGTGGTGCAGCCAAAACCATATCCGGCACTCCTGCTAGCCAGTTTTTTCTTGGCACTCTGTTCGGTTATACGACCGATGCGACCGAGATTGACGGGTTTTCCGCTGATGGTAGTACGCATGTTGCGATCTCAAGCAATGGCTCTACTACTGGCGGCGTGATCGGTGATCGGTATACACTAACGTATTCAGGTAGCGCGTGGTTAGTAGAAGGAAACATCTTCTGTGGAACCTCTACGCCTGCAACACCTTTCGCAACAAGTTAATCCTACCTTAGGATTGGGGATTGCTGGCTACGGTAATCCCCGCTTATTGGAGTCATAGAAATGCCTATAAGAGTATTCCACCCTGATCATGGTTATGTGTTAACCAGTGACCAAAAAGAAATAGATGATTTACTAGCGCGTGGCGGTTTATTGGATGCGCCAAAACAACAAGAGCAAGAGCAAGAAGTTCTTGAAATACCGATAAAACAAGAATTGCCAAAAGCAGTAATTACACCAAAAAGAACATATAAAAGATAATGGCTCTCGCTAATTACACTGATTTACAGGCTTCTATCGCAAGCTGGCATCATAGGTCAGTCAGTGAGATTACTGACTTTATAACGCTTGCAGAAAAGCGCATAAACAAGCTGATTGATAGCCGGGTTGGTGAAGTTGAGGCAACACTGACCGCCACTGTAGGCAGTCGTTATATCGCGCTGCCATCAGGTTATCAGGCTAATTATGGCTTATGGTTGACTGAATATGGCAACCGGATAGAAATGGTGTACGTATCGCCTGAGATGCTACCCGTAACTGATGATAGTAATAGCCAGCCAAGATATTACACTATCGACGGCTCTAACATTGCGTTTGAATACAAATGTTCTGATACATTCAGTTTTGTGCTGCGGTACAAGAAAGGCTATTCGATTGCTACAACGTCAACCAATGACATGCTGACAAACCATCCTAGCTGTTACCTGTATGGTGCAATGAGGGAAGCAAGCATATTTTCTAATGACGATGCTAACGCACAGAAATATGAAGCGCTGTTTCAGCAAGCTATCGATGAAGCGTTACGAGATGAGAACAAAAACCGTGCTATGGCCACATTGATCACAGATAGATCCATAGTCAGCACGGGCAAAATAAATATTCTAGCAGGGGATATGTAATGGCTTTAGAGACTGGGACATATATCAGTGATTTGGTTTCGACTAACCCTGTCGCAGCTGATCCAAAAAGCGCCGGGGATGATCATATACGCCTACTAAAAAGCACGATAAAAGCCACATTCCCCAATGTGTCAAACGCTGTAACTGCAACACACACAGAGCTTAACTATGTTGACGGTGTAACAAGCGCTATCCAAGCTCAGCTTGACGCCAAAGCACCGATAGCAAGCCCAACATTTACCGGAGTTCCTCAAGGCCCTACTGCTGATACTGGTGACACCGGGACTCAATTAGCTACTTTAGATTTTGTTATTGCCACAAGTTTGGCTGGAACGCTACCTGGCCAAACAGGCAATGCTAGTAAGTTCTTGACCACTGATGGCACAAATGCTGGATGGAAAGATACGCTTGATCTTGATGTTGTTTTTCCTGCTGCTGGAACTAGAATAGCAACGACTACTGGCACTGAGACATTAACAGATAAAACAGCCACTGATTTAATACTGGCTGACTATGCAGATCCAACAAAGAAAGCCAATTTTGTATTGAGCGGTGTTACAGCCGGACAGAATAGAGCGTTAACCATTGCTGATGAGGCAATGACCTTATTCACTCCATACGCGCGGCTGTTATCTAAAGTTGTTGCTTCTAACTCTGCCACCGTCGATCTTGAGACAACATTTGATAGCACATATGATGAATATCTTATTGTTGTCAGCGGGTTGAACATCCAAACAACTTCAACAGATCTTAGAATGCGCATGAAGATTGGAGGATCTTATCTGACGGGCGCCGTGTATCGATATCGCAGCACTGCAGGCTCATTATCATCCAGCCAGACAGAGATAGAGCTATTTAATGGCCTGTCTACTGCGGTTAATGTTAACGTTGGAATGACCATTAGACTGGATGCTCCAACAGATACAAGCCATCGTCATACTGTGCAGATATCTGGATTCGATAGTAATAGCTGCCAGCCTCCAACGAACCCAACTGGGCAATGTACAACAACGGGCGCGTTGACTGGCATCAGATTCTATATGTCTTCTGGTAATATAACAAACGGGAATTTCAAGGTTTTCGGTATAAGGAAGTCATAATTATGGTACTCTACAAGGCTACTGAAGAAGGCAATGTCCCAATGAGCAAAGAAGAAGAAGCAGAGATTCGCGCTGAATGGGATAAGAACAAAGATAGAAAAGTCAAACAGAAAACAATCGAAGAGCGTATAGAAGATTGTGAAGCAAGGTTGAAAAAACTAGAAAAGGCATAGTAAATGGCTATTGTGCGCGTTCCTAATTGCGGCGCTATTGGTGTAATACAAGACTTATCACAGCATGAGTTACCTATTAACGCTTGGACCGATGCGCAAAATATCCGGTTTCTTGATGGGTACCTTAATCAGTTTCTAGGTCATGGATCTGTTTATGGTACGCCATCAGTAGTACCTTATCATGTTTTGCCTGTCATTATTGGATCTGCAAGATATTGGATATATGCTTCACTAACAAAGATTTACGCAGCAACTATCACGGCTGGTTCTGCTGTGCATACCAATCTAACGCGCCAAACAGCCGGTAATGATGTCGATTACGCTGCAACGGCAAATAGTTGGACATCGACTGTTCTCGGTGGCATCCCGATCTTAAACCCAGGTAATGCCGTTGACGTTCCGCAGCAATGGGACTTAAACACTGCAAATAACTTTGCGGCTTTAAGCAATTGGCCTGCATCAACTTATTGTAAATCATTGAGAGCATACAAGAATTTCCTTGTTGCGCTGAATGTAACAAAGACATCAACCAATTACCCGTACATGGTTAAATGGTCACATCCTGCGGACCCTGGATCTGTGCCAGCTTCATGGGACGAAACAGACCCCACAAGGGACGCTGGTGAGTTCGATCTTGCTGACGGATATGATCAAATCGTTGACGGTTTGGCATTACGTGATTCATTGATCATATACAAGGAAGCATCAGTTTGGAGGCTTGACTTTACGGGCGGCGCATATGTGCATCGTGCTAGTAAGGTAATGGGCACATCTGGCGCAATGAATCGCAATTGCATTGTTGAAATAGACGGTTATCACGTTGTACTGACCACAAACGATATCGTTATACATGACGGCGTACAAGCTAATTCTGTGCTGGATAAAGTTACCCGTCGGTGGCTGTTTCAACATATTGACGTTGATGAGTCTTATCAATCGTTTGTGTTCAAGAATCCATTTTATAATGAAGTGTTTATCTGTTTCGCTTCAATCGGTGCTTCATATCCAGATACGGCGATAGTATTCAATTACAAGGATAGAACAGTAAGTAAACGATCATTGCCAAACATCCATCATGCGAACTTTGGTCAGGTTGACAACACGCTTGCTGGTACATGGGCAAGTGACTCCGATCCATGGGATAGTGATCTGACATTGTGGGACGGTCCTGATCAAGTGCCGAATGCTGCTCGTGTTCTGATGGGTGGGCATGATACAAAACTGTTTATGTTGGATGCCTCTAGCAGCTTTGATGGCGTTATCCCATCTGCCTATGTTGAACGGCGCGGCTTATCGTTTGATGTTCCAGAGAAGATAAAATTGATTAAAGGCATTCGTCCAAGAATAACCGGTAACGTTGGCGATACTGTCATTATTAAAGTGGGCGGTAACAATACCAGCCCATATGATGAACCGACATGGGACGCAACCATGACGCACACAATAGGGACCACGATTAGAGACAATTGCCTGGTTGCTTATCGATACCCGGCGATCAGATTTGAGACTGGAACGGCGTATAATTGGCGCATGGATTCTTATGATATCGAAGTTGATACGTTGGGAGATTGGTAGATGCGGCCTGAAGATAAAATCTGGTTAAACAGCCAGATTAAAAACATGGTAAACAAGAAATATACTCAAGAAATGACGCCTGCCGAACGGGTGAAGGGTGGAGCTTCTGCTTTACCAGTGATTGGTGATGCGATTAGTGGCTATGACGCATATCAATCAGCAAAACAAGGGGATTATTTAGGCGCTGCTTTGAATGCTGTTGGTCTGTTGCCTATGATACCTGGATTGGCTGGGACAATAAAAAATATAGATACACCTGATGATTTTTTTAAAAGAGTTAAATTAAGGTCAATGTTAGAAAGCGCTCCTAAAGTTAAACCTACAGAATCTAATGTTGATATTGCGCCAGTTAATAAATTTAGAATCGATGTGGACGGGAAACCGAGAATTTACAATCATTCAACGAAAAATGACTTTAGCGACTTTAGGGAATCATCCGGAGGCACGTATTTAAGCTCAGGTGGAGGATCAAGCGCATACGATATATTTGATGGCGGTGATGGGTACACCAAAAATCTACATATAGTTTCAGAAAATCCATTTAATGCAAATCCAAAAACAATGAGTGAAAAAGAAAAAACAACACTTAAGGAAGTTATGGATCAATTATTTGATATTAATGATTTAAATGATCTAAGGAATATAGATTCAATGAACAGTGGAAGGGCTTCAAATATTGACCATTTTGAATTGTTCACGGATGGTGATTTTTATTTGACTTTAGGAAGAAATGCACAAGATAAGGTAATGAATGCTTTGAAGATTAGAGGCTATGATTCTGTTGAGTTTCCTGATTCATTATCATGGGGAGACGGGAATATGTCTACAGTTGTATTTGATCCAAAAAAAATATTTGAGGCAAAATGATATTTCTCAATGTCGACCTAATAACTTACAACCGGCGCTTAGACATCTATGATCTTGAAATTGATACGTTGGGAGATTAGATGAGAACAATAAATAACAGCTCAGTTTTTTATGCTCCTGAACCAGTTCCGTCTGATCCAAAAGAACTTCCTGCATATATTGAGAGGAATAATAGGGCTATAGAGATGGCTATAAACCTTTTGGCTGCTGGTCACTTGGATGAAACCCATGTCGCGCCTGTAAAGCCAAGGACTGGAGACATAAGACTTGCTGACGGGACTGACTGGGACCCTGGAACCGGGCAAGGCGTTTATGCTTATTACAATTCAACATGGAATAAGTTAGGATAATGCAGATATATAAACTCAATAAAGAAGATATACCTGGTGTGTGGTTAACTATCAGGCCATTCCTGGATTCGGCATTAAACAAGTATGAAGTTAGCAAAAAATTCCCGCTCGATTGTGTTTTACGGGACCTTGTGTCAGGTGCTAGTCAGGGTTGGGTGATTGTTAACGATAGCGGTGTTGTGGTAAGCGCGATAGTTACCGAGATAGAACATTATCCGCTTGGCGATACTGTGATCATATTCCTGATGGGTGGTGAATCAATGGAGGACTGGGGAGATTTGCTACATAACGCTATTGTGAAATACGCTGAAGAGATGGGCGCGAAATGGATTGAAACAGGAAGTAGGCGCGGTATTGGGAAGCTGTTTTATGATAGACTTGGCTACAAAAGAAGATATGAATCATACTCTTACGAGGTGAAATGTGAGTAAAAAAGCAAAACCACAAGTTACAACCAATGAGCCTTGGAAAGCGGTCCAGCCGTATTTAACAGGCAACAATGACATCAAGGGCATATTCCCTGAAGCGCAGAAAATGTTTGAGAGCGGTGGATTCACGCCAGACATGCAAAACGCTGTTGATGCTTATTCACAAGGATTAATGACTCGTGCGCAAGATCCTATAAACGGTCAATTACAGACTGGTGCGCAAGACATCATGAAGGGCGCGTATGATTCCCAGTTTGGTCCTGTTGCCAATACGAATAATATCGATGTCAATATGGTTAAGGCTAGGCAAGGTCAGGGATCTCTTGACCCTACTGCCGCATTAAAGAGCATGTTATCAGGTCAGCCCGATAACCCATATTTGCAGCAACAAGCTAATGCTTTGACTGCAAACTTGACTCGTAATATGAATGAGAATGTTATGCCGGGAATCCGCTCGGAAGCGCTTGCAAGCGGTCAGTATGGTGGCTCTAGGCAAGGGATAGCGGAGGGATTGGCGGCATCCAGACTTAATCAAGATATTGCACCTGCTGTTACAAATCTATTCGGTGGAGCTTATGAGAACGCACAGAACAGGAAGTTCGGCACAGCATCGCAGCTTAATGACCAAGCTTTCCAGAACGCCACCAATAACGCCAATAGAAACGTAAATACACAGCAATTCAATGCAAACTTGGGGCTACAGAATAATTCCCAATTAATGCAAAAGAATCAAGCTAACCTTGCAAACCGTACTCAAGGCGTTAACTTGTACAATACAGCTAATGGGATGCAAGACGATACCTTCCAAAAGTACATGCAAGCGCAAGGAATGCCGCAAGGTTATGATTGGCAGAACTTGAATAACTATGCGAACATTATTTCGCCGGGTGCTGGCATGGGTGGCACTAATTCGCAAACCATGACCAAAAATGTAGGTGCTGGAATGCTTGGCGGCGCGATGGGTGGCGCTTCTCTTGGTTCTATGTTCGGGCCTGCCGGGATGGCAATCGGCGGCGGTTTAGGTGCTTTATCGGGACTATTCTAATATGATAAATAACTTCATGAATCCAAATATGATGGCCTTGCTAGGTGCTGCGCAAGGATTGCTGCAATCATCTGGTGCTAGTCCAAGGCAGATAACAATGGGCGAAGCGCTTGGCAATGGCTTGCAGGGCGGTATGCAAGGAATGCAACAAGGAATTGACATGCAAATGCGCGGTCAGCATATGGAAATTCTAAAGAATGAAGCTAAAATGAAGCAAAACAAGCTGCTTCGTGACATGGAAATACAAGAATACTTGCGTAAGAATGTTGGTGGCGGTGATAGCAATGACCCTGTTGACCTGGGTAAAAAGTTAATTAGTTCTGGATATCAAGAGTTGATACCAATGGGCACTCAATTACTTAAATCTAAAACAGCTAAATCATTTATAAAGGGATTGGATGATAAAGGACAGCCTACTTTTTACACAGGTTATAGCACTGGTGAAGTTGCTCCTACTGGCGTTACTCCTGCCGAGAAGCTGATGCAGATCAATAGAGGCAGTCAAATCGATCTTGCAAACCCATACACCGGGCAGGCGCAAACATCGCTTGGTGTTGGTATGTCTCCCGGTCAGGCGGCTTCATTGAGTCAGGCAGAAAGACACTTCGGTCAGTCGCAAGGGTTAGCACAACAAAAGTTTGCTCTTGACCAGTTAAGGACCGCTATGGAAATGGATCCAAAGTATCAAGCAAGCAAGGCAGGCATGATAGCTGCCGGCAAGGAATCGGCGCTTAATCAAGTTAAGTCTACGCAAGAATTGCCTAGAGTTATCCAGCAAGGTGAACAAACAATAAAGCTGGTTGATGACTTACTCAATCATCCAGGCTTTAAAATGTCAGTAGGTAAAAGCGCTCCAATCGGTAGCGCGTTGTCATTGGTTCCTGGCACAGATTCAGCGAGTTTTGATATTGCTCTTAATCAATTGAAGGGTAAGCAATTCCTAGAAGCGTTTGAATCTCTCAAGGGTGGTGGGCAGATTACTCAAATTGAGGGTGAAAAAGCCACACAAGCTATGTCTAGAATGGAAAAGGCTAATACTGAAGATGAGTTTATTAGGGCATCGCGCGAATTCCAGTCTATCATTCAACAAGGTATTGGGCGTGCAAAAGCTAAAGCAGGCGTTAGTCAGCAACCAATGCAAGGCGGCGGAGGCGGCTTTAAAATAGAGAGGTTAGACTAATGGCATCTTATAAAATAACCGCACCGGACGGAACGTCATATAAAGTTACCGTTCCTGATGGTGCTACAGAACAAGACGCGCTAAATCATTTCCAGAGTCAGTTTAATGCTGCGCCAAAAGCTCCAAGAGATCCATATAAAGAAACCGCTCAAAAGCAATCAGTAGTTGATAATCTACTGGCTGGTGCTGGTGGCGGTGCTTATGGGTTATGGCTTGGCGCTAAACAGTTACTAGGTAAAGCAGATCCTCAAGAGATTGAAGATCATAGAAAAGCAATGGAAGGATTGCGATCGACAACCGCTGGCACTATTGGAGACATTAGCGGACAGGTCGCGGCTGGTGCTATACCTGCATTATTGGCGGGTCCTGCTGCGGCTGGTTATGCTGGATCTGTTGGTATTGGTGCGGGGTTGGGTGCATTGCAACCGACATTAGAAAATGAATCTCGTGGGCAGAATATAGCGCTCGGTGCGGCTGGTGGCGCTGCTGGTAAGTATGTTGGTGATAAGCTCGTAGGATTACTAAGAGGGCGTGGCGGCTCCGTTGCCGATCAAATGGCGCTTCAATCCGATGAAACATTGAAGGGATTGGGTGAGCCATCGCAAGAGGTGTTAAAGAAAGGCCAAGCGATGGGATTCAAGGCTACGCCTGGTCAGGCATCAGGATCTAAAACACTGCAAAAGTTTGAGGCTGCAATGGAAAGCAATCCATTCACGGCGGGCGCTTTTGACGATATCAAAACACATAATGCAGGGGTGCTTAACAGGGTGACTGCTGGTGCGATTGGCGAAAAGGCTGATTATGTGAACAGTACAATACTTGAGCAAGCTAAGGACCGGATCGGATCTGTTTATAAGATGGTTGCTGACAAAACAGCAAGACAGATTCCTGCTGATGAGTTTGTGACAAGACTCAAACAAATAAACACTGATCTTGAAGGATTGCTACCGTCAAACATGAGTTTTATTGATAATCCGCTGGTTAAGAATTTTATTGAAGTGGCGCAAAAAGGACAGGCAACGGGAGAACAATTGCAGCAAATCGCTAGTAAGCTAGGGAAAGCTGCGGCCAAGAATATGACTTCACAAGGTGGTGACCGTGATCTTGGTATGGCGCTATTCCAGGTTAAAGATTTGGCTGATGATTATCTACGTAGCGGATTAAGTGGAGAGACTGCCAAAGTATTTGATGCTGCTAGAACGCAATATCGCAACTTGATGATGCTAACAAGCAGAACTGGTGTGGTAAACACTTCATCAGGTGATGTAAGTAAGGCGGCATTGGCTAATGTTCTGGCATCTAAGGATAAGCCTGGTTACATGTTCGGAAAGAATCAATCTGACTTTTATAACGCGGCTCGGTTTGGTGATGCGTTCCGGCCTATCGTTGGTGATTCTGGGACTGCTACCAGATCAATGCAAAACATTAGCCTTGAGAACCTTGCTAAGCTACCGTTTGGAATGGTAATGCGCTTGTATGCTTCAAAGCCTGTTACTAATTTTGCAGGCGCAACCGGGCAAGTTTTGCAGAATGGCATGGCTCCACAGATTGGTGCTATAATGAACGATCCGCTGCAAAGAGGACTGCCGCTTCTCGGTGGTCAATTAGGCGCAGGCCTGAATCAAAGATAGTTTCTTGTAATTAAACGCCGTGATGGCGATTTGGAGGTTTTAAAGACATGTCTAGCACTACTCTTGTTAATGTAAACCCGCTCGGCTCTGCCGTTTCCCTATTAGATGATGAGTTAACGGAGGTTATTGATACCACTTCTGACGCATCTTATACATTCATATCACAAACTTATCTAGACGATGCTGCAACCACTGACGCTGTGTGGCGTTGCTTCCGTGTAACCAATGCGAACGGTACTAAGCGCTGGGCAACCAATGCAGCTACAAGCAAGCGTACACGCGCTTTTATGTTTCAGGCATCCGCAGCCGCATCTTACACATACTAAGGTAACCAGAACATGTCATTACTATCCAAACTAATAGCGTACAAGGGACCGATAAAAAAACTGCTGAAGCTAGTGACTTATGAAGGCGGTGAATTTAAAGATCCAGAGGGTAATGCAGTTACCCCAGTAGGTACACAAGGCAACACAGCCGGGTTACGGTACGCATTCAGCACAACGACGACTGCAGCCGATCCGACACAAGGCATTATCCGATTAAATAACGCAACTCAAGCATCAGCCACCGCAATGTATATCGATAATCTCGACGCTAACGGGACCGATATGAGCGCGTTCATTGACTCGTGGGTTGCTGGCAGTAAGCTAATTATTCGCGCTAATGATAACCTGGATGCTTCTACACTAATATTTACCGTTGGCACAGTAACAAATAGCACTGGATATAGAACCGTTGTTTTATCAGCCGGTACTGGTAGCTCGTTCTCTAATGCTGAACAGATAGCAATTCAATACTATGTCTCCGGTGCTAATGGAACTAACGGAACTAACGGAACCAATGGGACCAATGGAACAAATGGAACCAATGGAACTGATGGCGTTGATGGCAATACAATCGTTTATGGTATTGTTGATCCTACTACTGAAGGCGCTGACGGTGATATATACATTAAAACCGTTGACTCAGCTCCATCAGTAATATATGGACCGAAAGCCGCTGGTGTATGGCCTGCTGGTGTGTCAGTGGTTGGAACTGATGGTGTTGACGGAGCGCAAGGCTACAAAGCTGGTTTGCGTATGACGTTTAACAATGGCACTGGTACGGCTGATCCTGGTGCAGGTCAATTTAAGTTTGATTCTGCGACACTAGCATCAATGACCACGCTACGCATTGATGATGTCGACCTATTATCAACTGATTTGCAAACACTGTATGCAAGTTGGGCGGTCGGTGATCTTATCCATGTTAAGTCAGCAAGTAATACAGATTCTACTACTTTGACTGTGCGGGTGACTGGCACGCCTGTTGATAGTGTTGGTTTTTGGTCAATCCCAATTGAAGGTGTTCACGGCGCTATCCCGTCCAATGCAGAGGTATGCGCTATACAGCATGCTCCTGGTCCTGGTATTGATCCAGGTGTGCAATCTGTCGCAACATTCACCTCGTTACCTGATGCAACTTCACTTACAGGTGAAACATACCTTGTTCTTGATAAATTGCTTCACTACACATCAGATGGTACTTACTGGATTCCGCAAAACCGGAAGTTTCTATACGACAAGAAAACATCTATTGTTAAGTACATCGCACCTGCTGCTACATTTATCACGTTAACGCCATCAACTGCTGCGGCTGGTGCTAATACGCTGCTTACAAGTGCTGGTGTGCATGGGTTGACGAGCGCGGTTGCTGTAGGCGCTAAAGTTTGTGTTAAAACAGGCAATGGAACGGTTGCGGCTGAGAGTTTCCATACTATTACGGCGATTGCTGTTGATACCACTGGTACCACAATCCAGGTTGGAACGCCTTTCGCTAGTTTTGGCGCTGGAACTGTGACGCTGTATGTTGCTAATGAACAAGTTGTGTTGAGGACTGTGGCGATCCACCCATTGACCCCAACAAGCTCACTTGAGATATTTAGCTCATGGGAATTTACTCAATCTGCTAATTCGAAATGGACTTATGTTACATTAGAATCAACCGATTTTTCAGCCGTAAACACCAATTCAGGAACGGTGGACGGTGTAGCGATCAGAACATTTATAACCAACATGGGATCGCTTGCTGTTCAAAAAGGCGCTGTTGTGGCGTCAAATAATACTGGTACTGGAACATCTTCTGATGTACCTGTTTCAGGAACGGTGGATACCTCAGTGCCAACCACATTGAAATTCGCTTGTAAACCTGCTGTAGCTAACGAGTACATGGCACAGAATTTTTGCCAAACCGAGATGAGCGCATAATGGCTAGAAAATACGATCCTTTCTCAAAGCAGTATGTTGGATATATTCAACCTGCTGCGACAGATACATCACAGATAAAACCAGGCTTTTATTTTAAAGCGCATAACCTTCAGCACCATTACACAGTTATACAGAATATGTATGGTGTTGGTGCGCTAGGAGGGCGTACTAGAGCAGCTTGGCAGACCAGGCTAGGATGGGTTAATGAAAGCACTAGCTTTAGAGGCTTTCAGTTGTCTGTCCCATGGGGTCTTTATGAAACAGGCGCTAACGGTGGCGGTAACTTCACTAATCTTGATCATCTTGAAACGGTAGTAAATGAACTCGGCGCGCTGGGGAAATATGTGATCCTAATGCCTTTTCAGTTCAGGGAATTTAGGAATTCTGATGTGTCTGGTCTTGGTATAGATGAGCAAATGCGCTATCTATTACCAGAGGATTTGCGCACTCACCAAGGCGTAGTGACATCAGTTGATGTTCTGCAAGCGCAAGGAGAAACAATCAGGTCAGTGACCGGAGTGCCATCTGCTGCATTAGGTGTTAATGGCGACTATGCTCATAATGCTACTACAAATATTCTTTACGGTCCAAAAGCTGGTGGCGTTTGGCCTGCTGGTATAGATTTAGATACTAACGATCCTAGACGCCATTGGTTGTGGGACTATGCTTACGGTTATGAAAAAAATCAGAATGGCGGCTTCGGTTTCGAGATGAAAATCTATAAATCTGATTTACGCACCAGAATGTTAAGATTTGCGCAAGCTGTTGCTGATAAATTCAATGCAAATCCTGCTGTAATAGGCATACATACTACAGAGTCTATTAATGGTGGCGCTACCTATCTTGGCTCGGCTCCTGGCGGTATTGTTGACGATGGGTATACAGCAACAACTGCACTAGTTAACAATCCAACAAATGCTAAAAGGGCAGGACTAACAGGTAAAACACTTGTCTTGCAAGCAGCTAGGCCAATGTTTCCAAATAAATTCTTCGCGCAAGATATCAACGTACCTCTATATACTGTCAACTATGTCAAAGAATACTTTGACTACATGCAACAATATAAAATGGGGTCTACTACTTCAGACGTTGGATGGTGGGAACCTGACCTTAATATCTTGGGTCCTGAACCTAACAGAGGATGCCTGCCGAGAATGGCTGATACATCCAGCATCGCCCCTACCACTGCTCAATGGCAACAGGACGGCTGGGATAGTGTTGTACATGGCGCTCCGAGCATTACTAACACTGCTGGGTACAATCAGAGGTATGCTGATATCTACGCAAGGACCACAACAGGCAATGCTGTGACAGGTTTCGGCATGAATTGCCACATGTGTATCATCCAGCTTGAGACATCATACGATGTATGGTTGGGAGGGACTACTCAGAATACAGATCCAACTGCTACCGGGTATAACTCTGCTGCGCCTAATGGCACTGTAGTACCTAGCCTTAAAGACTGGTTAAAAGCAAAGTTCACGGCTGATGGCATCACTGATGGTTCAGGTGGGCTTAATACAGTAAGACCGCTTTATGTGGGGTATAACAGCTAATTCAATAATCATGTGACAATAATCACAGACAAAAGAAAGAAAGGGGATTAACATGGGGTGGCCAAAAATAAAATTTGAGGATGACGAAATGACCACTAAATTTAGTGAAGTTTATAGAAGGCTCGATGATGTCGAGCATAAGCAAGGAATTTATGATATCAAGCATGACAAGTGCGAGGATAGCCACAAGGATAATAATGATTATCGTCGTCGCACTGACAGCAAGCTGGACGGCTTGATCGTGATAGCTAATGAAATGCTTGCTATAATGAAAAGTTATAAAGAATATGAGCCGTCAATGCAGCGAGTGCGAAATAATTTTAACGCTGCTGATACAATAAAAGCATGGGGCGGCTGGATCACAAGTGTAGGTGCGGCTATTTATGTTATTCTTGACTTAAAGGGGATCATATGATGGATCACCACAAGGAAAATTTGTATATAGCATTAGCCATACTATCTGCATGGCTGCTAGTCTTTATCGTGGCAATAATTGAACGTTTATAATTTACTTTAAGGCGGTTATATGATGAACGATGATTTAATACCAGGCTATTATGGGTGCTAGTCTACTACTTGCGCTAGTAAAAAAGTACGCGGCAAAAGGTGCGCTTGTGCTTGGCGTTGTGTTATTTTTGGCAGGTGCGGCATACATGATTATAGATGATGCTTATGATCGTGGTGAGGCTGACACTATAAAGAAATACGAAAAACGCGATGCTGAAACAGAACGAAAAGGGCAAGAGTTTCTAAAACTGCGCGAGCATGAAATAGCGCTTGACACTGCCAAGAAAGATCAACAATACATTGGAGCTATTGAAACTTATGCGAATTACTCTATTGATCTGCATCGTCAGCTTGATGTTAATCGGATGTCAAACAAACCCACCAAAACAAGTTGTAATACAAACCCCATGCCCAGAGCAACCGAGAATCCCGGCGCACTTACTAGAACAGGCCCGGAAACTATACAAGAATTAGAATATCTCGAGAGTCTCAAAGCTGTTGAGCTAATAATTGAACAAATATGTGTACCTAATAGCAAGGTAGAATAATGATCGATTATTCAAAGTTAACAAAACATCTACCTGAACATGTCTATGTGCAAATACTGGATGTCGTTATTAAGTACAAGATCAATACGCCGAGGCGATTGGCGCATTTTTTGGCGCAATGCCATCACGAGTCAGCCGGGTTTAATGTGGTCGAAGAAAATCTGAATTATAGTGCTGAAGGGTTGCTCCGGACTTTTAAGAAATACTTTACTCAAGAGCAAGCGCAAGAGTACGCGC